AGAGTAGTCCGTCTGACCTAGTTGGCCTGACCAGCCGAAACGGACAGTGTTCACGGGAAGTCATGAGCCGGTGAACTGGTAAAACCCGGGTGGTTCCGGGCGCGTGTAGCACGAGGGTGAGAGAAACTGAGTAGGGCAGGGTGATTCTTGCCGAAAGGGAGTATCAGGCCGGGTTCGACTCCCGGACACGCACGGTGTGTTTGTCCGTACATCAAGGAAGGGCGCAAGCGCTTGACCAGCGTAACGGACACAACCCGCAGGGCTAGCTACCCTGGCGGGAAAAGGGCCCGGGTGGTTCCGGGTTGACGCGGTAGCTCAATGGCAGAGCACCCCTTGGGGAGGTTCAGGGTTCGAGTCCCTGTCGCGTTACTGAAGCGGGACGGCGCGACGGTCGCGCACTAGGCTCATAACCTAGCGTTCGTGGGTTCGACTCCCACTCCCGCCACGAGGATGGCCCAGGATTCGTGTCTCTGGGGGTTGGGCACACGCCTAACCTGGGCCATCCGCATGGAGAGTGCGCGTATAGGCAGGCGCGTCCGGTTTGCTAAACCGGTGGTCCTTCGGGGCCGTGGTTCGATTCCACCTCTCTCCGCGTGATTTTGCGGTCACTGTGTGTTTCGATCGCACCGGAACACACGATGGAGAGTTCCGCCCACGGTGAGGCAACCGGTCTCGAAAACCGGGAAGGGGTCGGCAACGGCAGGGGTTCAATTCCTCATCTCTCCGCGTACACAACTTCACACAGCGCTACTATCCTGCGGGGATGTTTCCGATCCTTTCTAACCCGCAAGCGCATGGTCTCCGGTTTTGGAATGTCGGAGTCCGGGGGGTGGGTGTTCGAACCATCCACCCCCGAACAACCCCGTCAGCCACAGGTGTGGCAGGGTGCCTGTAAAGCACTCGTCTGCGGACATGGGAGGTTCGATACCTTCGACGGGGACTGTTCGTCAGCTCATGGATCAGAGTCTGGGGAGGCACTTATCTGGGAGCTGACGAACGCAAGCCGCGTTGGACTAGTGGTCTGGTCACCTGATTCTCAATCAGGAGGTAGGGGATCAATACCCCTACGCGGTACGGGGGTAAGGACGTTGAAAGAAGGAAGGCCCCCGATGACTCAGTCATCGGTCAGGGAGCTGGGGAACGTCCCGCCAGCTCCCGCGAATAATCGGTTGTGGTGCAACTGGAAGCACGCTAAGCTTTGGACTTAGAGGTTCCTGGTTCGAACCCAGGCAACCGAGCTTGATCCCTGGTAGTTCAGCGGAAGAACGCAGAGCTGTTAACTCTGATGTCGTTGGTTCGAATCCAGCCCGGGGAGCTACGGAACCGGTCAAAGTGAGCGCTTAAGCTGAAGACAGGGCGAGAGTTCCGTTACAACCTCATATGATGCTTGCTAGCACAATTGGTAGTTGCGTCCCGCTCTGGACGGGAAGGTTCCTGGTTCGACTCCAGGGCAGGCAGCGCACAAGGTCCGTTGGAGTAGTGGTTATCTCACCTGGTTTTCACCCAGGAGAAGGACGGTTCGATCCCGTCACGGACTACCGTGTTGGCGGATGCCGGTGGAGGTGTACAACTCCACGGGAGCTTCCCGGGAGGTGCGTCCGTCAACATGAATATGCCGTACTAGCTCATTGGGAGAGCATCCGCTTGTCACGCGGAAGGTAGTGGGTTCGATCCCCACGTATGGCGCTGGGGTTCTGCGTTGTCCCCGTGTCCCTGTCCGGTCACTGATCGGAGAAGCCGCACAACAGCGCGAACGAGATGTGGCCCAATGGTAAGGCACCGCATTTGGGATGCGGGGAGCGGAGGTTCGATTCCTCTCATCTCGACTGTGTACGAAGCACGAAGGCAGTGCGCCCGGTTGTGGTCCGGGATCTTGCGGGTTCGAGTCCCGTCGTACACCCCGCCCAGGTAACTCAGCGGATAGAGTGCCAGCTTCCGAAGCTGGTGGCCGGTGGTTCGATCCCACCTCTGGGCACGCAACAACTTCACAAGCTCCGGTAGCCCAACGGCAGAGGCACCAGGTTTAGGTTCTGGTCAGTGGGGGTTCGAATCCCTCTCGGAGTACGCTCGTGTAGCCCAATGGCAGAGGCAGCGCTTTCAAAAGGCGTTCAGTCCTGGTTCGAATCCAGGGGCGAGTACTGGCCGGTGCGACACCCGGGCGGGGTCAAGCGGGCCCCCATCGTTCGAGTCGAGAAAAGCCCGCCCTGCCCTGGTAGCTCAACGGATAGAGCACTGGTCTACGAAGCCAGGTGTGGAGGTTCGATTCCTCTCTGGGGCACAACGGCAGTACCGGCCGTCAAGAACCGCTCAGAGAAGTTCGACAACAGGTGCCCCACGATGTGCGATGGGGTTGCGGAGAACAGTAGGGACGCACTCCCTGGATCTCCGTCACATGCGGTAGTAGCTTAGTGGCAAAGCATCCGGCTTCCACCCGGATCACGGGAGTTCGATTCTCCCCTACCGTTCCAAGCCTTTGTAGCTCAGGGGTAGAGCGTTCCCTTCGTAACGGAATGGTCCGGGGTTCGAATCCTCGCAGAGGCTCCAGGTCTTGTTAGCTCAGTTGGTAGAGCACCGGAGTGAAGTCCCGGGCGCGGCGGTTCGATCCCGTCACGAGACACGTAACAACTTCATCACGCACCGCTAGCTGAGGGGATTAGCACCTGGCTCTTAACCAGGGGACCTTGGTTCGATTCCAAGGCGGTGTACAGCGCGCCGTTAGCTGAGTGGCTTAGCACCTGGCTTTTAACCAGGGGAGCGGGGTTCGATACCCTGACGGCGCACACCCCGCTAGCTCAGCGGATAGAGCGGTGGCTTCCTACGCCACGCGTCCCGGGTTCGACTCCTGGGCGGGGTACAACGCGGTAGCTCAGTGGTTAGAGCGCTATCCTGATACGATAGTGGTCCGGGGTTCGAGTCCCTGTCGCGTTACGCACCGTTAGCTCAGCGGAACGAGCGGCTGTCTTACAAGCAGCGGGTCAGAGGTTCGACTCCTCTACGGTGTACGGGTGGGTTGATCGCCACTAAATCCTAGATAGCTGGGCGCATCCTGGTCTAGGCTCCCTTCGGGGTGTATGGGTGCATTAGGGCTCTTAGCTCCAATTGGTAGAGCGTCTGTTTTGCACACAGAGGGTTGGCGGTTCGAATCCGCCAGGGTCCACGCTGGGTCCAGCTTCGCGTATCCTATGGTTCCGCGCGGGGCTGGGCCCAGTACCGCACCATGATCCAACGACGAAAGGAAGCGATGAACGAGTACCCCAAGATCCCAGGCCCCTACAAGCGCCACGTCAGCGGCCCCGAGCGGAACAAGCTCATAGAAGGCATCTGGACCGCTCCCGAACTCCGCGCGCTGGCGAACACGTCCTGGACGTGGACGGAGAAGGTGGACGGGACGAACATCCGCGTTCACTGGGACGGTCACAAGGTCACGTTCGGCGGGCGTACCGCCAACGCCCAGATCCCCGCCAAGCTGGTGGCTGTGCTCCAGCACCTCTTCACGGAAGAGCTGTTCGAACAGATCTTCCAGGACAGCGTGGTCACCCTCTACGGGGAAGGCTACGGAGCCGGTATCCAGTCCGGCGGCATCTACCGCCCGGACCAGAACTTCGTCCTGTTCGATGTATCCACGGGCGGCTTCTGGCTCCGCCGGGATGACGTGATGGACGTGGCCGACAAGTTCGGTATCGAGTCGGTGCCCGTGGTGCTGTCCGGTCCGATCAGCGAAGCCATCGAATACGTCCGGCGCGGCTTCCCCTCCCGTTGGGAAGGGGCCAAGCCGGAAGGTCTGGTGGGCACGGCACCCGAAGGGTTGCTGGACCGCGCTGGCCGCCGTATCATGGTGAAGGTCAAGACAAAGGACTTCCAGTAGGTCCAGGGCCCTTCGGGGCCCGCACGGCGCGATGTCCGAGTGGTTAGGTAGCGGTCTGCAAAACCGCTCACGTGGGTTCAATTCCCGCTCGCGCCTCCAGGCAACAACGACGAAAGGACGAACGAACATGCCCTATGACGAGTACCCGCCAGACCACTACGTCCAGCCCCTGACGCTGGAACTTCAGCCGGTCTACCTGTGCGACATAGACGGCACCCTCACCTGGAGGACCCCGGAATGGGATGCCTCCCCCCTATCGCGTGGCATCCACGACTACCACCGGGTGAGCGAAGACCTCTATCACCCAGACGTGTGCAACACCGTGGGGTCCCTCCAGCAAGCCGGAGCTAAGATCATCTTCGTGTCCGGTCGGCCGGAGTCGTGCCGCGAAGACACGGTGGCGTGGCTCAATGCGCCGGAGGTGCTGGTCTGCGATGACGACAACCCGTTGTACATGCGCACCACCGGGGACCGCCGCCCTGACACGATCGTGAAGCGGGAGCTGTTCGACAAGCACATCAGGCCCCAGGAGTACTTCATCCTCGGGGTCTTCGATGACCGCAACCGCGTGGTCCGGATGTGGCGCGAACAGCTTGGGTTGACGGTCTTCCATGTCGCGGATCACGACTTCTGAGGGGTTGACGGTTCCGTTCCCGCAAGCTACCTTGTAGGGGACGGTACCTCTACCAACGACGAAGGATGCAACGATGACACTCATGATCTTCATGTTCGCCACCTCCACAGCCGCCGCCCTGATCACCTGGGCCGCCCGGATGATGGAGAGGCGGGGATGGCTGTGAACTGGTATCGGTTCAAAATTGAACTATTCGGGGTCGGCTGGAAGACGTTCCTCTGGGTGCTTACGGTCGTTCTGTTCTTGCAAACGCACGTGTATTACAAGCCAGGAACGTTTATGCTGGTACCGGTGGAGTACTCCTTCGTGGTGACGCATTCCTGGCTTATCCCGTTGGTGCTGTGGTCGTTCGTAGCCTTCCTGTGGGTGGCTTACTTCCGGGCATTCCGGATTCTTCGGGCGGACAGGCGGTACGGAGAACGATAGGGGACCCCCCTTGCGGGGTCCTCCTGTCGTGCTGTAGTCTGATGGAACCAAAGACGAACGATGGAAGGATCACACCATGCACACCCAGGAGATGTCCGCAGCGTTCCAGGTTCCCGCCACGGAAAAGCAAATCGGTTACCTGATCCGTCTCCTCTCCGAGCGGATCGAAGACCCCGCTGTGGCCTTGGAGCACATCAAGTGGGTCAACGAACACCGACTGTCCAAGGGTCTCGCGTCCGCCAAGATTTCCGAATACGAGAAGAAGCCCTCCTTCCGCCGGGCCTTCCAGATCTCGGATAACACGGAAGCCCAGGAAGACGTGGAAGTGGGCCTCTACCTGGTGGACGGGGTGGCCTACAAGGTCAAGCGCGCCGTCTACGGTTCCGGCTTCCTGTACGCGTGCCGCTGGGACGAAGACTCCACCTCCTTCGTGAAGGAGACCGGAGCCATCCGCAAGATCCGCGCCAGCCACCGGATGACCCTAGAACAGGCAAGCCCGTACGGTCTCGCCATGAGCGCGTGCGCTCACTGCGGACGCCCGCTTACGGATGAAAACAGCATCGCGCTGGGGCTTGGCCCCATCTGCGCAGCGAAGTACTAAAGGAGCTACATGCGCCAACCCGGTGACAAGCACAAAGCCCCTCGCGAAAGCGGGGGGCTTCGTGCCGATTGGCAGACTAAGGCCGCGTGTCGCGATTTCGCGGACACCTACCTGGACCCCTGGGACGCTGACCCAAGTGAGGGGAAGGTGAACGCCACGGCGCACAGCTTCTGTGTGCACTGTCCGGTGAAGCGTGAATGTCTTCTGGCAGGTCTCGCCAGCGACGCTATGAACAACGGTGTTGCCTTCGGGATCTGGGGAGATACGGCACCGAAGCAACGCCGGGCCATGATCCGCATCCGCTTCAGGGTGGCGTGCCCGGTGTGCAAAGGCAAGCTGGTCATCACCTCCGCTGGTGAGGAGTGGCAGGCGTGCGCCTCATGCGGGGTAACGTGGAGGTGCAAGAAGCGCACTGTCTACGAAGACGCCTAGATGAATACGTCCACCAGGACAATTCCGGGAGCGCCAGCCGCCCCGGCGCGAGCGGCTTGGGAGGCACCGTTACGGGTACCGCCGCCGCCTCCGCCGTAGCTGATACCAACCACGCCGTTGGTGCTGTCAGCACCGGTAGCTACAGACCCTCCTAGCATGGAGGACCCGCCCATGTTGCCACGGACCGCCGCTCCAGCCAGGACGAGACCACAACCCGCCGTAGTCCCGGTAAGGTTCAGGATGTTGCCGCCGGTTCCGGTGCCGCCTACGCCGGTGTTGTTGGTAACGTTGCCGCCGCTGGTACCTGCCATGTTGCCGCCTCCGCCTCCGCCTGTGGCGGAGAGGAGCGCACCAAACGACGTGGTACCACCCGCGTTACCGGCCACTCCCGCACCGGCACCCGAACCACCGGCACCAATGGTGACCGTGACGGATGCGCCCAGGGCTCCTTCGGTGAGGAAGGACTCAGCGTAACCGCCGCCTCCACCGCCTCCACCTTCGGAGGCTTGGCCGACTCCTGTAGCACCGCAACCACCGCACTGGCCGCCGCCGCCCACAAGGCGGACACGCACACCACGAATACCTGTGTACGTGGCCTTCACGAACGAGCCGGACGCGGTGAATACCACGGTCTGTAGGTAGCGGTACCCTGTGGTCTCGATAGCGCCAACACGGTTGTTGAGTGACGCCACGGCGGCATCAGTGTTGGACAGAGCCAGCTCTACTTCCTCCGCCAGGATGTCATTGCCGTCCACGCCAGTGATGGAGATGCCGGGTTTGTCTGTCGGCGCTTCGAACGGGAACTGGTAGATCGGTGTACTTGGCATGATTCTCCCATAAGGTCAGTTGTCACCCATGACTACAGCGTTGACACAAACGTGACCGTTGATTGCCTGGTAGCCCCACTCATAGGGGATTCAACGTTCAGCGGGATCGTTACCCGCTCCATGATGTGCATCTCACGGTTGTAGTCATTGTAAATGACCCGGATGGGATCGTAAGGCTTCAGCGCCGGGTTCGGTACCGCCGACAAGCCCACGTCGTACGCCGCTCCTAGTGAACGCTGAAGCATGTTCCGGGCCGCGTTCTGTGCTTGGGTGGCGGTCGTGATGAACGGGGACGAGTAGAAGCGCGGCACCTGGCCGAAGGGCCCGAAGAAGTACGTGGGACTGGATTCCTGAGCGTCGTACGCCACGGCGCGCACAGGGGTCATCTCGTCCGTTCCCTCCCCTGTGACTACCAGAGCGTTGTAAACCCCGTCGCGGGAGATGGAACGGTCAGCTTGCACCATGACGCCGTTGGCCCCAGCGTTCACGGTCCACAGCGGCACGCTCTCATCCGGGGCGGTCTCGAATCGGAGGACGCCGGAGCCGTTGAAGTAGAAGACCTTACCCAGCCCGTTCGCGAGCGTCGCCAGCACTTCATAGCGGGACTCCTCCGCGATCAGGGAGCGGCCCAACTGGGACTGATCGGAATCGTCATCCCATTCAATGACCGCGAGCGGATAGACCTCCGTGACGATCTCCGCCACGATGTCCCCCACCAACGTGCCTTGGAGCCATTGGCGCGGTTGGAGGAACCTGGAATCGATGATCGTTGCCATACGGTCCTGGAGGTCCAGGGCCAGGGGTCCTTTGGCCGCGTCGTTCTGACTGGTCTCGTTGATGCGGTAGTAACCGAGAGGTGCCCAGAGGACTTCTCCGGCTCCGGTCTCCACGCCGCGCGCTAGGAAGACTTCGCTTCCGAACACGGACAGGCGGAGGTTGCTCCCCCGGGGCCACGCGTCCGCCACTTCCAGGGAGCCGGTACCTCGGATCTCGGCGGTGCCGTCCAGCTCCACGCTACCGCTGATGATCGCCAGTTCGTTCCCTTCCGGGTTCTCCCCGGTCTGGAACAGCGTGGTATTGATGGCGCGGAAGCGCGCCGTATGGGAGCCCGATACCAGCCCCGCGAAGTCCGCAGCGGTGACCATTACGACTGCAATCCATAGCACCGGTCTACGTTTACGCGTGATTGCGTTCCGGACGTGTTACGTGCGAACAGTTGCACCGATTGAACCTCACCCGGCGTGATGGCTGTTCCCCACCCTGGTACGTTGAATGTCGCACTTCCCGCACCTGATCCTGAACCAGCTGTCACGCCGTTAAAGCGGAGTTCCCAGTCCACGGTTCCAGCGGTGACGCTTTGCTGTACACCGATGGAGATTCGCGGGTGCCAAATGGAACTGAAGCAATGAAACACTTCCTGGTAGTTCACATTGGTGAACGCGGGCCAGAACGGGCCGCCCACCACCACACTGGTTCCCGAGGAGGGAACCATGGGAATGTTCAGGTATGGACGAGACACGCCGGTCTTTGACGCGCCGTCAGTTGCGAAGGTCTCATGACCAGTCTCGTCATAGATGGCAAAGAACTGGCTACCTACGTCACCTTGGATGCGCCACGCGATACCGCCATCACGGTAGTATGCCAACATGTGCTGTCCATTAGCGATGCGTAGCGCCGGTTGCTCATCTTCACCACCGTAATTGAGCATCCAAACCGGCGTACCATCGACTTCCTTGCCGAAGAACGCCAAGACCGCGCCGGTTTCAGTGACGAACCGGAAGAGTTTGGCGGTCACGTCCAGGTCAGCGACGAACTCACCGGGGTTGGAGAGCTTCCCGAGGATCCACCAGGAGCCCATCCCCTTGGCGTTCTCCGGGGCCCAACCCATCATGCCAACGATGTCACCCTCACGGATGACCAGCGCGTTGATGCCCTCCACGATCGGGATGTCAGTGAGCGTGATACCCCGCCACTCAATGGTGTTGTGCAACGTCTCGTTGTCCCACGACAACACCTTGCCCTGGGTGAATTGCACACCATGGGAGGGCGGAGGGGTCAGAAGCGCCGCGAAGTCGTTGTTCAGCCGATCAGTCATGTGTCACCTTCAGTTCTGGAAGAACGGCTCAGAATCACCCGTGGTAGACCACAGGGCTTGCCACGTGGGCCATGTAGCCCAGACATCTTCCCACGTGCCGTCAGGTCCGATGATATCCCAAAGCTGTTGCCAGGTGAGCGTGGTGCCAACGATAGCGGCATCCGGTGCGGCCACTTGTGTGAACTCCACCGTCCACGACCACAGCGGCTGGCCGTGGATGGCGTGCGCCTGAACGGAGTCTCCCGGGACCACGTACCCGGCGGGAATGCCGGAGTACGCAACGGGACAGTCCTCGGAGTCGTCATCCCCGGGGGGCTGGAGCAGGAGCACCCCGCCGTAGGTCAGGAGCGCGACTACCGCACGGTTCTCCGCCTTGGAACGCGTCACGAACGTCAGGCTGAACGAAGCCGACGAACCCACGTCCGTGATCGCGAGGATTTCGTGACGCCCTTTGATGTCGAACAGGCCCGCACGCGAGGTACGGGTGAGCTGGTCCCAGTCCACGCAATCCAGTTGCCAGTTCAGCGATGGGAACTGAACCGACTTCAGGAACACTTCGTCTTGCATCGGGGTCACGGAAGCCGTGGCAAGTGCCACGGTGGGGATCGCGTTCAGTGCGATCGGACCGAACCACTGTTCGTAGGCGATACCGGAGCCTTTGAAGCCGCGTGCGAAGACGCCTCCTGCCGCCGCAAACGACGTATCGGTTACCGTCAATGCCCATCCGCTGGGCTCCTCGGTTCCCTCTTCCCAGGCACGGGCGGAGAGCACATCACCCTCAATGCGGAACCGCACATTCCAAGGGACCCCGGTTGTCCAGGTTCCAAGCGTGATGGTTCCCAAGAGGGTGAAGACGTTGGCGACGAACTTACCGATGCGAAGCTCCACCACGTAACCGTCACCGCTTGGACGGAACCTGAGGTTTGATTCGTACGTGTTGTCCCAGTTGACGGTACGGAATCCCACGGCCCACTCCACGGAGGCGTCCAGGAGGACGGCGGAGTTGGGATAGATCGCGGACCAGGTGAGTTCCCCGTCCACGACACCCGTGGAACCGGTGTCCAGCTCCGCCACGGTGCCGGTGGGGGTGGAACTTCCGATCACGCCCACGCCGTTGTCCACGTACACAAAGAACCCGGCGGAGCTTCCACCCAGTGCCCACACGTGACCGGTGTCAGCGGTCCCCCACGTGGAGCCGGGGACCGGCGCGTGGGTCACGATGGCGGCTGTGCCGATCAGGTTCCAGGTCTTACCCGTGGAGTCCACAAACATGGTGGTGCCGGGAGCCTGGGCGGCGAAGTTCGGGTTTGCCACCAGTACGCCAGCGATGCCGTTGTATACCTGGGAGGCGAACGTCAGGCCCGCGAACCGGTCCCGGGTGCCATCAGCGCGTGCACCTACCTCCAGGTTCGCGGTGCCGGAGAAGATGGACGTGATCCCAGCCTGAACCACCGGAGCACCTAGCTGCGTCCAGGGCCCTGCAATCGTTGGTGCGGTGTAGAAGGTCACGGTTCGTCCGCCCGCTCCGTTGTTCACGTCCAGCGTGGCGCGGAGCGCGATACGGTCCCCGGTATCGATCGGCACCGCGACCGTGGAGGACACGTTCACGACGTTCAAACCGTCATCAGACCAGGCAAGACGGATCGCACCTGTGGTCAATGCGTCCAGCCGATATGCCCGGTTCGCGGTATCGTCGTTGTACTTGCCAAGAAGGGTGGAGTTGGAGGCAACCGGCCAGGTGTCCGCGATGATGTCCGTGCGCAAATCGATGTCACCCACGATGTCCAGGGCGGCAGTGTCCAGCGTGCGAGCGTAGTTGCCGCTCGTTCCTGGCGTGTCCAGCGCACCGGACGACGGGAAGGCCCGCGCGAACGAGTCGTAGAAGGAGGGCCCCACCAGGCGGTAGAAGTTCTCCATGTTCGGGGTGTACTCGTAGTCGTTGACCACGGTCACTCCGGCGGTGCCCACCTCTTGACCGCCTCGGACCGGAACCCAGGCAGGCTCTAGCGCGGTGCTTCGTTCGATGGAGTACACCACGTTGGGGTCCAGGGCTCCGGCTGTGAGCTGGACCCGTCCGAGATCGTCAAGATAGACGGCGGTTAGCGTAGCCACTAACGGCTCCTTCCGGTTGCGGCACGGGCCCGGCGCATGGACTGTCGTGTCATGGCGTTTTGCTGTTCCACCACGATATCAGTCAGCTCCCGTTCCCCGATTTTCACCGTGAAGTAATTGTCCCCGCTCTGGGCCACGGCGTTGATGGTTCCGGCATTCGCACCGGAGGTGCCTTGGCCCGTGACTCCGGCGCGGCTCAAGGCGGATGCCAGCACGTCCGTAACACGGCTGTCCTCCAGCGGAAGCACCGCTTCGGTCCCGGCTTCACCTACCATCGCGAGGGTGGGCCCGGTGACGAGACCACCACGCGCCAGGTACGGGATGTTGGGGGTGTTGATGGTTCCGCCACCCACGGTACCGATGCCGGGGATGTCCACAGATGGGATAGAGAATGACAGATTGTTCCATCCGGAGATCACGGAGTTGATAGCGGAGCGGAATCCGGACGCCAGGGGACTGAACATGTTGCTGAGCGCACCACTGATCCGTCCCGGGATGCCCTTGATAAATCCGACGAAACTGTCCCAACCGGTCTTTAGTGTATTCAAGTGTCCAACTACCACGTTCCGGACAACAGCAATGCCGTTCTTCAGAGGCGTGAATACGTTGTTGTTGACGATGTTCCAGCCCGCCCGGAAGGCTGCGGTAAGGAAGTTCCACGCTCCGATCAGGGCTTGGGTGTGCTCCTCTCCCTTCTCTTTGATGAACTCAAAGACGATGGAGAGACCTTCGCCAGCGGCCTGGAATTGCTCCACTACCCACTGAATAGTGGCTCCTAGTCCGGCCACGAGGAGGTCAATCAGGAGTTCGATGATCGGGATCACATAGGGAACGATGACGTTCTCTACCAGCCACAGGAGGATGGCACCCAGCGCCGTGATGATCGGCTCCAGTACCGCGCCGATCAGCTCCGCGATCACCCCGAGGAGCTGGAAGAGCGGTTCCAGGGCTTCGATCAGGGGTTGCAACGCGGTCAGAACAGCCGTGATAATTGGGGCAAGTGCCTCCAAAACGGCGGCAACTACCTCAATTGCGACACCCAAGGCACCACCCAAAAGGTCAGCAAGTAGCTGAATAATGGGCATAAGGGCTGTAATCACATCAACTAGGATAGGCCCTAGCAATTCGATCACGGTAGTCAAAGGCGCGATCAGAGGCTGAATCGCAGCGGCAACTACGTTCAGTAGTGGTGCAAGCGCGGTCAGTACCGAACCTACCAATTGGGACAGAGGACCCAGGAGTGGCGCAACCGCACTCAGGATATTGGAGATGCCAGAGATGACAGGAGGAAGCGCGGGAGCGATGTTGCCAAGCACCGTAGCGAACGACTGACCCACCGTGTTCAGCGCTTCGAAGATCGTTACGAGGACATCTTGGCCTTCGGCGGACGCCAGGAAGTCATCGAACGTCTGGAGCACCTGCCCGAAGACCCCAAGGATGTTGCCGCCTGTGGCGGCGGCTGCGTCGCCGATCGAAAGGAGGATGCCCACGAGCGGAGACAGGATGTCTCCGATAGCGGAGAAGACCGCCATGGCATCATGAACCCACTGGGTTGCCTGCCCGCTGGCCGCCGCCTGGTCCAGGAACGTGGCGAACTGGGTGATCAGGTTTGCCAGCCCCACGCCAGCGTCAGGACCGAACGCTCCATTGATCGCATTGCCTACGCTGAGTAGCGAATCGAACAGCAATGTCAACGGCTCTTGTAGCCGCTCAATTACGGACGCCATGATGGCGAACGACCCCGCTACGAAGTCGATACCTTCCCGCGAAGAAGCGACAGAGGCAAGCCCCTGGATCACGCCGTTCATCGCGGACGCCACCGCCGTCATGCCGTCCGACACGGGGCCCATGAGACTTTCTGCCAGGCTAATCAGCACCCGATCGAAGTCTTCGAAGAAGGCATCCTGTACGCGGTCACGGAGCTGGTCCAAGGCGGGGGCCATGTCCCGGAGTGCCTGGGCGGCTTCCTGGACGTTGGGTGCCAGCCCCTCCATCGCCTCTTCGAACTCCTCCGCATCGCCGAAGGCGGAAGCGAAGGCGTCGCCAACGCCCAACGTGGCGACGCTCAGCGTCGTCATTCCGGCGGCGGCCACACCGATGACCGAAGGGAGCGCGGCAGCCACTCCCACCGCCGGAGCAAGTGCGGTAGTGAACTGGATCGCGGAAGCCGCTGCGGCGGCCAGAGCGCCGCCGAAGACCGCGAAGCCGGACACAGGGAGGCGGATGCCAGCGATGGAGGACAGCGTGGCGCTGAGCCCTTCCCCGAAGCCGTCCCCGAACGCGGTACCGGTGGTACGGCCACCGCGTCCTCCGTCGTCAACGAAGCGTCCGAACTGATCGCGGAGGCGTCCGTTAACGTCGCGTTTGAAGCCGTTCTCCAGCCCCTCCCCGACGCCTTCCGCGAGTGCGTCTCCGATGGCTTCACCGCTGGCGCGGGCGGCGGAAACGAAACGTCCCTGGGCGTCTACGATCCGGCCGGAGGCGTTGCGGCGGAGCCCGTCTTCCAGAGCTTCCCCGGCGTTGTCGGCAATCGTCTTGCCGACTGTCTCTCCCACCTTGGCGGCTTGCCGGGCCATCGCTTGTTCAGCGCGGTACACACCGTCTGTGAGTTCGTTCTCTACGACTCGTCCGGCGGTGTTCGCGGCACGCTGCGCCTGTCGAGTATCCAGCTCCGCCGTGATCTCGACATACGCCCGGTCTAGTGGTCCCGCCATATTCGCACCTCAAAACGCGTGTACTGTCCGTGACAGCTTACCGCCTATTCACGGCGTTTCTTACCGCTCACTCCTCCAGCGGTCAACGTCTTGATTGCGGCCTTCGAATTGAAGGTGTTCGTTGCTGGGCTACCCCACCCGGAAGGCTTCGGAGGCATTCGACGCTCACGAGTCGCGCCCGGCTTCGGTTCTTCCCTCGCGGCCTTCCGCGCCTGTTCGATAACCGGCTTCGCCTTAGCCAGGTGCCATCCGGCCACGGCTTCCGCAATCGCGTCATCAAACTTCTTCTTGTCCTCATGAGAGGCGTTGCGTACCGCGAAGTAGTACACCAGGTTGAGCCAAGTAGACCAGGGAAGGGACTCATGGTCCACGTTTCGCGAGGCACACCAGCCATCGAAGTAGGGCCAGATCCCGTCTGCCGTAGCCCACGAGAGGAGGTAAATTACTTCGGGGTAGTCCCTTTTCCCAGGGCTTCCCCGAACATCCACTCAATGATCTCGTTGAAGGTCTCCAGGTCAATGGGGCCGTACTCACCCCAGAAGCGCTTTTCGAAGCGGTAGAAGGACTCTTCGTCAAAGATGCCTTTCAGTTCCTCCATGAGGACTTTACCGGCGTTGTTGTCCGGTTCTCCCGCCGCCGCTTGCATCTTGCCCTGAAGCGCGGAGACGTTGAACATCTGGCCCGCTGCGATGCCTGCCTTCAGGAAGAACATCTCATCATCGATGTCAAAGTTTACCTGGGTGGTACGGGTCTTGAAAGACTTCATGGACATAGCCCAAAGCTCCTTAGAATCGCCGCATGGCAGAGCGGAGCCCGTCCACGAGGAACGGGTTAGCTCGCATATAGCGGGTGCCGTTGTGGACGTAGACCGAATACTCTACGTCCGTTCCAATTCGTTCAACCATAGCACCGGCTCGGATGTACTCCCGGATCTGAATGGAGTTGATTAGGTTACCGGTGTCGATACGGCGCGGATCGGCACGAAGGCGCTGTTTCGCGGCGGCTTGTGTGGCGAGTGCACGCGCGCGGAGGTTCTTCACTACGCCGGAGTTAGGGGAGGTCATGAGGACACGCGCCTCCCCGTAGTTCCACGAGTGGCGCACGCGGGATCGGACCATGGCTCCTCCTAACTCACACCGCACGGATAGCCGCCGTTCTTGACGCCGATAGCCACGGTGATCTCCGAGCCCTGGCACATGCCGTCTGGACCAGTCTCCACCTGCGGGCCCACCCAGTATCGTTCGAACAGCTTCTGACCGTTCTCCTGGGGCTTCGTCCCCGCACACAGACAGCACATGAGACCGGCGCGAACCGCCCAGGCATCCTCCACCGTGACGCGGGCAGCGGCGTTCAACGCTGCGCACGGCGGCGGCTCCCCGTTCTCTCCGGTGGTGGGAGCACACCGCAGCATGGAAATGGTGTACTGGAAGACGTACAGCGGAGGTCCGCACTTCCCTACGCCACGGTTACCGGTGCCGTCCCAAGGTGCCGGAAATTCGGCGCTTTCGTACTGGGTTGTCATGGACACAACGAGTTGTCCACATTCACAGTCATCCCAGGCGATCTCACCCGTGGTGACACACATGCGGTTAGGAAGCCCCGAAGTGGTCCCCGCCAGGTACGGCCGGACGCACTCCAAGAGGTGTTCGGCCAGTTCGAATCCTGCGAACGGGTTGGAGTTCATGAAGGTCATGTGGTGCCTACCTGGCGTGGCTTAGGCCCATCGATGTCGAAGATGTTGGCCGTTCCGGTGCCGGAAGGGTTGTACGTCTTGACGAAGAGGTCAGTCCAGTACAAGCCGATAGCCCCCTGAGCGAACGCCTTGGTAGCGTCTAGGAAGACTTTCCGCACACCTTGGCGGTTCACCTCCGCGACCGTACCGGCCGGAAGCACACAGCTCCCGTCGTTGACACAGCGCTTCGCAATCTCCACCGCAAGCTGTCCCGCCGCCAGCTTCCCCAGTTCGGGAACCGGCTGGCCGTAGTTGGCCGTTACAGACCAGGTGCCAGGCTGGTCATCATCCAGGTTCAGGTCATTGCAACGGGGCCAGTCCTCCCCGTCAAGGCGGACCAGAAGATTGAAGTTGTCCACGCGGTACGCCGAAGACGGGAGGACCACCCCGTCCACCTTCACTTCCACGATGGAAGCCACCGGGTAGGGAAGACGGACTTCGGAGACGTGCGAACAGGAGCACTCAGAGAAGCACGACCCGCACGCAATATTGATCCAGTTCCCAGCCACCAGCGCTGGTTGCGGCCACGGCCACGACGCGGCGGAGAGGTTGTTCCAACCCTGAAGCGGAATCCACGGCCACGCCGGGAAGCAATCCTTCCGGCACGGCCGGAGGGTCACAGTACACAGACCGAACTGTTGTTTCGTCCGCATCCACAGCGCTTCGGTGGCGGCCATAGCCGCCATTGCTTCCAGCTCCGGTGTGGTGCCTTCAGGGAACGTGGCGCACTCCAGTTCCCAGGCTTCGCATGGTCCCGTGATCGCCACGTCTACCCCCTTCGTGTGGTCTTCAGTGTACCGCTAGTTACCCGGTGCGGGCCTTCGCGGAGGTTCGTCGTAGACGGAACCTACCCGCTTAGGCACGCGGAGTGTCTGGGCCTGCCTGTTCGTCGCCACGAACGGCGGACGGAACGGGGAAGCCAGCTCCCCAGAGGGCTTGACGGGGAAGCGGCGGGAGGCAACCATCCGGTTGGCTCCCAGCGTGACGTACCCCTTGGCCCAGTCCAGGTCCAGCGCGGAGGCGTCCTGGCCGATGAACTTGTGGGCCTTACGGCCGGTGCCGTGGCCCACCAGACTCTGGCCGTCCCGGTGGTCTACGAGAGACGGCCACGGACACCAGGTGTTCAGCCGCTCCACATCGATGGCGTACCGTCCGATGCGACGATCGTACTGCGGGTAACGCTGTTGGTTGCACCAACGGATCATGCCGTTGATGATCTGGGTAGGGAGCACGATCGCCACGCCCCAGTTCAGGGAAGGCATCTTCACCCAGGAAGCGTCCGCGTCTTTGGCTTCTTGGACCGCTCGTTCCACCTGGTTTGCCGCCGGGCGGCGTGTGCCGATGTAAGGCGAAACCACACCCACTTCGGGAAGGTGATCCAGTGCCGTCTGTAGACCGGGAATGAGGTCTTTGCAGACCAGCGCGTCATCCTGTACCACCATGCCCCACTGGGCGCTCTGATCGATCGCTTGCCACGCACGGCGGCCAGTGTGCCAACGGGTGTTGTCTACGTCCCACACCACGTCTGAGTCCTCCAGACCCAGACGTTCCACCAGTTCAGGAATGTACTGTTTGCGCTTCGGATGCGCCATGATCTTGACAGAGAGTGTAGCCATAAGGCAATCCTCTCATATACGAAGAAGGATGCGAGACCTTCACGAAGCGGGGTCTCCACGCGGACTAGGGCCCACTCCGGGAAGTACCGCGCGATGTCCGGTGTGAACTCCCGGCGGAGGACGTGACGTGCCGTCCGACCTCCGGCGTGGTTGGTGGAGTAGATGAGGACGAATGCCGTGGCGCTGTTGAACACCTGGTTCAGGTACGCGAAGTAGTCATCATCATCAGGGAGGTGAAAGAGCACGTCCATGCTGAGCGCCAGCTCGGCGGTCCACTCCCTTCCCGGTTGCTGGGCTTCGTCAGGGGTCGCGAAGACGTACTGACGGAACTGGGACCGCATCCGCTCCAGGATCGTGGGGGAAACGTCAATGCCCGTGTACGCTACGTAGCCTTCGGTGCCGCGCTCACCCAGGTTCAGCAGCTCCAGGACTTGGCCATCTCCGCAACCCCAGTCGATGACACTCGTGACGCCATGGTCGCGGATGAAGTCGTTGACGAACCGGGCCTTGTAGGTCCCCTCTTCGCCTTCGGAGCCGGAGCCGGAGGTACGTCCCTCACGGTACCGGCGGTCCCAGTATCCACGCGGGTTGTAGTCCAGTTTCACTTCGTCACTCCAGGCAGGCGGGCCCCGAGCTTGGGACCGGGATTGGCAAGCGCCAGGCGTCCGGCGTGCTTCTCCACGTTGATGATCTCCCCGGCTTCGGCGAGTGCCGAGACCGCCGCGAGGACACCGGGGTTGGTGTCGGTGTCGTAGTCATCGAAGACGATCAGCGCGTTATCCGCAAGATGCGCACGCCACGCACGGAAGTCCGCCATCACGGCTTCAAAGTGGTGGTCTCCATCGATGTAGAGGAGACCCACCGACTGGCCGCCTTCCATGTCCGCCCACATCTCCGCCGCCAGCGTCGTCATGGAGCGGAGCGGGGTCACCTGGTCTTTGACTCCAGCCCGGGTGAGCTGGTCCAGGAACTCCCGATAGGTTGCGGAAGGCAGACGCTCCAGGACCCGGTTCCGCCACGCCGAAACCTCCTTGGACCATGCGTCCACCGCGAAGACCGGCGCGCCGTACCCGATCTTGGCCCCACGCGCCAGGTAAGCGGTAGATTTTCCCTTGTACGACCCTAGCTCCACGATCGCATTACTTGCGGGAACTACGCCCGCTTGGTTGTGGAGGAGTTCCCCCACCTCCGCCGAGATGAGCCCGTCCAGGGTCTCCAGTTCGTCAAGCTCCAGCACGCCGGGCCTCCATTACTTCTTGGGTGTGGTTCCACTCGTGAACCGCGAACACGTTCGTATCGTAGTCGGACGGTACGTTCCCGTTCTTCACGTGGGTATACGAATACGGATACCACTGGTGAGAAGGAGCAACATAGCCGCCATGAGCACGCCAGATAGGCGTCACGTAGCGGGGTCCCGAAAGGTGGTTGGGCCGCTTCCCGCGAAGTCGCCGGACGTTCGACGCAAGACCAGA